GTAATATAACTAGCGAAGGGTCGAACGTGTCCAGATCTACATTGGCACTGAAAGTTATTTCGGGCTGTACGAGTCTGGATACATTTATCGCGCTGTCCACCGGGTAAACGGTAAGTATAGTCAAGTCTATCTACCTCGCAATTCAATCTACGTTAGAAATAACAAAAAGCCCCGACGAATCGGGGCTGTACTGCTATAAAATCAACTATCAGCTAGCGGCAGGAGGATTGATCTGATAGAACGGAACTGGGTCGTACGACTTTCCTGCATAGATATCCGAAAGTTTGACTATATAAGTGCCGTCGTTCTTTGGAGCCATGGCGTATCTTTCAACTATAGCTACCTTTTCAAGCATTCTGATCTCGTCTCTTACGTTAACCGCGGTAGGAAGCTGATCCTGAACTATGTATCCGAGCTGCGTAGAATCGGCGATTATAACGTCGGTCTTTTTCGTGCCTGAATTGTAGCTGACGAACGGGCTCATGACTACCTTTAGGTTTCTGCCGAAGGGAGCGGACGGGAAGGTTATGGAGTTTACCTGCTGCCCTGTGGGTGTCCTCTGAGTCCAGCCGTTGAGGTTTTCTATCGTGCTGGTAAGACTCGCGCCTGCCCAGTTGTATGGCTGCGTTACTCCGGCAAGTCCATTGAAGAAGAAGCTTCTCAGCGTCGGGTTGAGTATGAACATCTGGTACGCGAGCGGATGTACTATGAGAAGGTCAGGATTTCCGCCGTTGTTTATAATGTTCATCATGGCAACAATCAGGTCGTCAAAGGTAAGACCGTCGTTGTCACTACCGGTAGCATCGACGCCAGATCCACCGCTCTGAACTTCAGTAGCAGCTGCGAGTATCATCTTGGCCGCCTGTTTTTCCTTCCATCTGATGAGGGCCTGAGAAGCCTGCCTGACCAGAATGTTGAAGATCGGGAAGTTGGAATACTTTATAGCCTCGTCGGTAAGCTTGATACTGACGCCGTGCTTGCCAAGCAAGACCTGTTTCCATCCACCGGCCTGTAATTCCAGTTCGGGCGGCTCGTCGCCTTCGGCCATCATTAGACTCTGACCGGAAAGGCTTATAGCAGGCATGGTTATATAAGTACCCTTGTAAGGAACGTACTCGAGAAGGGCAGTCAAAACAGGCTGAAGGTCCCACGCCTCGACTACCATTCTGGTTACGACCTTCGGGAACATAGACGTCCAGTCTGGAGAAGTAACGAGGTCCTTCCACTTCAGTCTTTCCGTGCCTTCTGGATCTGAAAGGTGGTCATACTGCGTAAGGTATCCGTTGTTTTCGATTATCGTTTTCAGGACTTCGGCCTTAGAATCGAGTTTAAAGCTGTCCACGAGGTGGCTGAGTCCGAGTTCCGAGTAATCGGTTTCTATATCGGACGCGTTTATAACGCCGACTACTTCGTCTCTTATCTTTTCAATGTAACCGGCCATTCTGTCGAATTTAGTCATTTTCACAACACTCCTTAAAATCCTAGCTGGATGAGAACGCCTTTTTTCGTGGTAGCGTCCATGCCAGGCATAACTCCGCCGTTTTCCTTACCAACGAGGCCGAGTCCGCTAAGGGGCACTGTATACTCAAGTCCAGCGATAAAATCTTCGTCCATGTCTACGTTTTCAGGGTCAACAACCTTGATTATTCTTCCGACCACCTGATGCAAAACGTCGCTGAGGTCGAGAGTTCCAGTACCGGCTGCTCCGTCAACGGCAACTTCGATCGCTATTTCAGATACGTCCAGAGGTACAGGATACCCTTCGGTATCGGGTATAACCCACATTCCTGGCGTATAGTCGTAAGAACCATCTCTTGTCTCGTCGATCGCGTACATAACGAGGTAATCTTCAAGTATCGCTATCTGTTTCTGTACCTGATACCACGGATCTGCGTCCATGTCCCACTGGAAAACGTCGTACTGAAGCACGCCGATGGGATAGTTGGCAGCTATCGAAGCGCTGGATGCTCCGGCATCTTCAACCGCGGCTGGAGTAGAACTCCACGTGTCCAGGTCGATAACTCCCTCTTCGATATCTCTTGAATCGTATGTAATAGTCTGTGCAGCTCCACCATTAGCAGGGACGATATAACCGTCTTCGGTCATAGAAACGATAGTACCTTTCTTCATGACTATGCCTTTTTCGATATTCTTGTCCCACTCCACTATATGCAGATAAGGCGCCGGTCTGAAGTTAAGACCTCCGCCGATCCTAATACCTTCGGAGTATTCCCTAAAAGTGGACGTCTTAGCAGTAAATACAGTTTTTGCCACTTAAATGACCTCCAGTCACTTTATTCCTAGTAATTTCTTCGCGTGTTCCAACGGCCTTTCGGTTACGCGATTTTTGTCTGCATCAGTAGAAATAACAGCGTTTTTACTTTCGACATCTATGCGCTTTTTCTTATCTGTGCTATCTGTCACAGTAACGGCAGGGACGGATTCTGCATTTTCAGGTTTCGCGTCATCTGCGTTGTCTTCAACTTTTTCCGCGTCAACTTCCGGCTCTTTGCCTTCGGGTTCTTTAGCTTCCTCTTCCTTTACTTCCACGGCCTTGTCTTTAGCTATATCGTTTTCAGTTATCTCGGCAACCATGTTCACGTCGGAAAGATCCTGTGTCGGTTGTGTTTTATTAATCTCAACACTATTAGTCGGAGTTTCTTTGCTTTCCTCATTAACATCTTTTGCGTTAAACACTTCAACATCGACAGAAGCTTCCATCTTTGCTTTTGCCGCGTCGATTATTTCGTTGACCATGTTTCTGAACGCGGAAAGTGTGTCTATGTCCATAGCGTCGTATTCGTCGGCCTTCTTTTCTATGCCGAAAGCGTTCAGTTTGTCGAACATAGAGTTCAATATCTCAGTCTTGGCTATCTTTTCTAGTTTTTCTACCTTGCTCTCGAGGTCTTGCAATTTCTTGTCGTCCATATCGTTTTCCTCCAAATTGGTTTTTTCATCCACGATTTCTTCCTGTGCTACAGGTGTGTCGCCCGTTTCTTTATCGGCGTTGTATATAAATTGTTCTTCTTCGGCAATCACCACGCTGGCGTATTTGTCGGCAGGCTCGTTAACAAAACTAATCTCCCGAAAGTCCATGTGCTCTAGCACCAGAACACATTTTTCATCACCGTACTTCCTGCCGGGTACATGCTTGCACGGTCCTTCGGCCCAGTTTTTGTCGCATATGGAACATCTGGCTATTTCGGTCGTGAAGCCTATGCTTACGGAGAAGTACCTTTCGTCCTCTATCTTTTTTATAGCCTCTGCGTCGCGTATCACGGCCTTAAGCACCACCGCGCCGGTAGCGTTTTCTGGAAATTCTACACTTGCGCCCATGAGCTTTTCCGCGGCTGCCCAGTCTTCCCTGTAGAAGTAGTACGCCTCAAGCACACGGCCTATGGCATCCCTGTAATCGTCGTGGCTGAGAAGTACCGGTTTCTTGTAAGGCTTGGTAAAACTTCTGGTGCCGTTCCTCATGGCGAAGGAGGTGTATATCCTGTGGTTTATCTCTATGTCCGAATGTGTGGCCACTATCCACACGTCTTTGCCTTCAGAGTCTTCCAGCTTTTTACTGCTGACCAATAAGGCGTTTAACTCTATCGTCTTCGGCAGTCTGTGATTGCTCAATTTTTACCACTCCCGGTGTGTTGATTTTGAGGGCTTACCCTGTTGTTGGTTTCGGCGTTGTTCTGCTGCGCCACTTTTCCGGCTTCCTTTATCTGCCTTAGAGTAATGAGGTCGAAATGGGTATTGGTCCTCTGTTCGTCTGTTATCGGGCGCATCTTCAACTTTTCGCGCATCTCGTCTTCCGTTATAGCGTTGTGTTCGTACAGGAAAATTATCTGGTTCTCGAACTTTATCATCGAGTCCATATCGGGATCGGGGAATATCAGTTTAGGCCTCTGCTCTTCCTCTACCTCTTCGGGGTTGAATCCCATGTCCATTAGTATGTGGTCGAGGAATTGAGTCTCGAACACTTCTGAAAATACCTTCTGGAAATCGCGCGCCTTATCGTACACGCCCTGACTGGTTTCATCTGCCGTGGCCCTATTTGCCGCGCCGGGTTCTCCCATCACCACTGGCGATACTCCTAGTGAGCCGTAATACCTGTTCCTGAAGTATTCTGCGTAACCTTTCAGATCGGCAAGGTTGGCAACGTCCTTGTAATCTACTTCACAGTTTCCCGGTAGTATGAGGAACCCGTCGTCCGAGGCGTTCTCTATCTCGTTCCTGACTGCCGATATCCTTTCGGGCGTACCGGGCGCTTCTTTCGTTCCAACGTATATAACCGGGACATAAAACTGGTTAGTCTCTATCATGTGCGCCATTACCGACTCGATCATTCTCAGCACCATCAAGTCCTCAAGAGACTCGAGGAAAAAACTCCTGCCGAAGACAGAATCTGACTCGTCATACCTGCCGTGCATCATCTCGTAAGGCGTAAACTTTGGAAAGTTTCTGCCCTTTGTGACAGCTGTAGGCACCACGTCGTCCTCGTAGTTGTAGAAGAACATCATGCTTTCGTTGTGGTAGCGCACGTCCTGCCTGTATTCTTTTATAGTTCCGTGCCTGTCGGTAGAGACTATTATAGAAACAGGGTCTATGCAGAACATCGACGTTATGGGATTGACCTGCATGTTCATGAATTCGTACGCCTTGCCGCTAGAATTGCCTTCAGTCCTTCTGGTGTTTATGAAGAAGTTGCCATAGTAGATCAAATCTCCCATGGCCCTGCGTATTATCATGTTCAACTTTTTGGAAGACGCGGTCTCTATCTCCCTGAGTCTTTGCTTTATGTATTTGTCTATCTTCGGATCGCCGGACTCTATCTTGAATCCGTTTTGCAGCGCAACTTCTCTGAACCTTGCGCCTATCTGCCTTATCGACGCGTCTGTGGTTATGGCCTTCTTTATCTCCAGAGCAGTAGAGTTGTAAAGCGTGGCCTTCTCGAACGCGCCGGTCTTTATGTAGTCTGGCGTTACCGATTTAGACCTCTCGACGGATATTTTATCTTCCTGCTTAACAGGTTGTTCACGTTTCTTGAATATGTCTAATAAGCCCAATTTTCCCACCTCAATAAAAATAACAGCGACTATTTGAATCTGGAAAGTGATGCCAGAGCCTTGTTAACGTCCTCGAAATATCTCATGTAAACAGAACGTTTCCCTATAACGCCCCTGGCCGCGTTTTTGTATTTGCCGGTCAATTCGTCCAGTATCTTCTTCGGGTCGTTGGACTTTATTATGTGGTCGAACGCGTCCGGGTCAGAAGTGATGCGCTTTATAATTTCTATGGCATCGGTTGTGTCTATCTCGAACTGGTTATCTGATCCATAATCGGATTTAGAAGAAGGATCTCTGTTCCAGCCTTCCGTAACAGAGGTGTAAGAATCGTCGTATTCAGCAGGACTACCGGGAACCGTACGCGACCAGAAATCGCCCGTGCCATTATCTCCGGTGCCTGTAGTTGTGGTGCCTACGTCGCCGTTAACTTCCTTTTCATGAATTATGTCGTTTATACGTTCCTGCGGAGTTTTAGGGTCGTAACGTTCCTCTATGCGTTCAAGAAAGGCTTCTGGAAGGTCTGTTACCCTGTCTTTGAAGCCTATGTCTTTCAACACTTTACCCACGTCGTTGGGGTCGTCGTTACTCGGAACCGGCGTGACTTCAACCGTGTCGTCTTCATTTATGGACTTGACTTTCTTGTAGCATTCCTCGAGTTTCGCGGAAGAAAAGTCTATGTCTATTATCTTTTCGACTATCTTCATGGCCTTGTTTATTATATCGATAAGCTTGAAGTCTACCGAACTCAACTTGAACGTGAATGTGGAGGCTATGAGTTTCTTGGTGAGGTCGGTTAACCACGACACGGAGCTGTTCAATCCCTGGTTTATCGACATCTGTAGCATATCGAAGAAGGGCATGCACATTCGGCATATGTCCTGATCGTTCGCGTCAGGCCCGGTTTTAGACTTCTCGAGAGCTTTAATGTAGTTCTCATGCGAGTAGTTTATGAACTCGTACGCGTCCGTGCGTGCTATTCCTGCCAGTGCAAGAAGGTTTACTACAACTACCGGCTCTTCTTCCTTCTCGAACTTGTCCACTATATTGCCTAGCATAGAGCCGAACACGGATATCTCTTCGTGGCTGTTGACAAAATCAAGGTGTATGTATTCCGACAGTGATTTTCCGCATATGGTTACATTGAGCTTATCGCCCATGTTTCCAAGCATCTCTTCGGCTTTTGTCGATATTACCGATACTATTCCGTATATGGCCACTTTAAGTATCGTAGAAAACATTTTGTTCAAAGACTCGGCTATTCCATTGACGGTGCCTATGCCTTTGTTTATCTTGGTTTCAGTCTCGACCAAAAATTCTTTAACGGTAGTAAGCCAGTCTAAAACTTTTTTGAGGCCTTCCTTGTCTATGTCTTCCCTTTCCAGAATCTGTATGTTTCCGTAGAACATCATGCAGCAAAGCATATCCTGCACGGCCTCTCTTGTGTCCACAAAGGCTAATTCTACTAAGTCAACAAGCGCGTCGAGCACCATTTCTGAATAGCCGTAAACCATATCGAGGTATCCTGCGTTTTCGTCCGTGGCAAGCGCGGCCTGTCTCTCCTTGTACTGTTCTATTTTGTCCATGGTGTTAGGTATGAGGGCAAGCATTTTACCGAACCAGGGTAACGCGGCGCGCCCGTTTTCCTCGAATTCGCGCATGGTGTTGTAGAAGCCCTGGTTTTCAGTCATGACGTTGCTGTCTACCTCGTCTATTACTTTTGAAGCTACAAGAGGGTCAACCGCGCCAGAACCGTTTATGTTTTCCTTGTCCTTGTTTGCCTGATAGTATTCGGCCACGGTCATCGCGGCTATCCTTACTCTAGGATCTACAGCAGATTCCATTGGCGATATGTTGTAGTTGGACTTGTCTTTTATTATGTCGTAAGTTTGAACCGTGTCAGGCTTGCGGGTCTTCATAGTATCCCTCTTCTTCCTTTCCGTCCACAACTACCTTGTTCGGGAACTCCTGGTCGGAATATATGTAGTAATTGCTTTCCATCAGCCTGAAGTTCATTATGGAGTTGACCACCTTTTGCATCCTTCTGAGCGGAGTGAGGCCGTTGTACATATCGGCGTGGTTCATGCGGAATATCTTTATAAGCCTGTTGGCTATCGTGGAAAATATCTGGTTTTGCTCTATGTTTTCCTGCTCGCCGTCGTACACAGAAACCATATCGGAAACTATAGACGTGCCTAAGATTATAAGAAGGTCGTAGTCGAGGCTGACGTATTCGCTTATGAATTCCATGGCGCTGTCAACCAACTCTTCAGACGGGAATTCTATATTCTTGAAAAGTTCAGGGTATTCATAAACGTATGACGAAAGCGAAATAGCTATCTGCCTGTTGTCGCTCAAGAGTCGCTGGTAAGATGTTGATTCCTGCAATTTTATCGTCTCTGGCGATTCCATTTTTGACACTATCTGGTTGGCTATCCAGTCGTCTTCCTTGCCTTTCATGAAATACTTTTCCGAGAACAAAATACAGGAATATTTCTTGGCCAGTATCAGCCTTCTTTTACACAACTGGTCTGATTTTGCCTTGGCTATTAGGTACATCATCTCTTCTACCGCGTACAGATAAGGTATGGATTCCGAAAGGGCCGGGCCTACAAAAGGTATCAGGAATATAACTGTCTTCCAGTTCATCAGCCACGTGTTGAAAAGACCCTGAAGCGGGCAAAGTAAAAATCTGCCAAGTACCCACGCGAGATCTATAGTCTCGTCCTCGCTCATTAAAACGCCTAGCAGGAAGTAAAGGAACCAGTTCATGTTTGCCTTGCATGGTTTCCTCTTGACCTGGCTAAACTCGTCCGGTTCTTCCACGTAAATCACTTTATCGTCATCGACAAAGACTTCATCGCCGAAACTGACGTTATCTCCGCCGAAAGATGGCATCAGGTCAACGTCTTCCAGCACCGCTGTAGAGTTTGGCAGGCCTATCTTTATTATGTCCATGGCGTACCGCGCGTCGTCCTCGGTGATTATGTCGGGAGCTATAGGATTTTTGCGTATAAATTTTGTCGGGTAATCTTCTTCCGCGTCGGAGTCTTCCGTGTTCTCGAAGTTTATCTTTCCAGGGCCGGGCAGTTCACCGCCGCTGTAAGTGGTAGGCCCGTGTTCTTTTACACCGCCTGATTCATCGGTGGTCTTTCCCGGGTAAAAACCGCCGGGGCTGTAATCTTCCATTCCATATGGAATATTAGAAGATTTGTACAGGGCACCACCTGCCGACCTTAGTATCCTCAACGCGTCCATTACGTCCTGCCGGGTGGGAGGTATGGGCACCGACAGGTCTTTCGCGGAATCGAAGAGTTCATTTACCAGTTCTCTTGATACCTGGTCTATTATTTCGACGTTCCTGTCTATCGCCTGTTTTAAGGTTTCGTTCCTGTCTTGCTCGTCTTTGGTGGTGGTGACTAACTCGCGCAATTGGTCTTCAGGAGAACCGATATGCTCCTTAGAATCGGGTTGTATGTATTTGCCTTTCTTGCCTAAATTTTTAAACAAGGAATCGTCTCCTCTTGCCGAAGCTGTAATCCTTTAAGAAGCCCCTGTCGCGCATGAAACGTCTTCTGGAACCGTACATAACGTTTGCGGGCTCCCTCTTCTTTGCCTTTACAAGTTTTTCCGACACCACGTTTTCAACCAGGTCTTTGGAGTAAAGTTTCCACATGCCGAAGACGGCAAGTTGCCATGCCTCTAACGTGTGGACGTAGCCTTTGGTGTAGTTCGGCACACCTTTCGCGCCGTATCCTTCTATGATGTAGTTGCGCATCTGGCCTATCAGTTTGGACGGGTAGTCCTCAGAGGCTGGAAGTATTATCTTGTCCTCTTCCAGAAACCTTACGGATATGCTTACCATGACTGGCTTAACCGGCTGTGTGGTGACTCCGCCGTTGATAGGGTCGTACAGCTCTATGTTTGACTGGAAAGGTATCATCTCCATCCTTTTTTCAAGTTTCCTTTCAGGATGGTCGTGCGCTATCTGCAACATCATCTGGTACTGCGTGTTCCCGTATCCCGCGTCTAGCATTATCTTCTTCGGACGGTAAACTGAATCAAGCTCTAAAATTCTTTCTACGGCCACTATCTGTGTAAGTTTTGAAGGTGGCACTATGACTACGTTGGTGGCAGTTATCTTACCGCCTATTGTGTCAAGCTTGCACACGACTATATGCACTCCGGCAGATTCGTTCCAGTCTACGCCGAAGGTGTATATGCCGTCGTTCACCATCTGTAAATCGTCGTACCTGTACTCCCTTATCGCGCGTTCTATGAAATCCGGCCTGTAGACTCCGGCCTCCTGAAGGGTAAACTTGGCCAGTATCTCTCTCTCGTACCTTTCAAGCGGATATGTTTCCTTGAACTCCTGATCCTGCTGAGGGTTGTAGTGTTCCAGTTCCTGATAAACGTAATGCACGTGCTTGTAAGAATCAGAATGGCACCACTCGTAGAAGTACGACTTCCTGCCTGCCGGGGTAGATGCTGCGACAAATATCGTTTCAGGGCTTGTGGCGAGGATAGGCAGTATAGCCTCTATATCCCCGTCGTTCATGTAGTCCACCTCGTCCAGTATGATTAGATCGGCAGACTGTCCACGGATGTTGGCCGCTTCCTGCGCGCCTGTGGTTAGACCTACTATTTCCGAGCCGTTTGAAAACGTGAACAGGTGAGGATTGGACTTGTACAACTTATGCCTTGAATTGGAGCTCCTGTTTACAGCGGACATTAGAAGGTCGGACTTTTTTATAAAGTCGTTCATCTGCTTGAATATGACTTCTATCTGCACCACGTAAGGCGCGGCGACCAGGACTTTCGCGTTAGGATGCTTGAGCGCAAACGTTATGGATAGTATGGCCATGACTACTGTCTTACCGGCCCTACGCGGAAGTCTCAATACTTTTCGCTTGGACGTGCATTTAAGTATCTCGGACTGAAATTTGCGCAGCACCATGTCCAGCTGAGACACGGAAAATATGTCGTAGTCGGATATTATCTTGTAAAGCGCGTATTCTCTGTCAGAAAGGTTTAGTTCAGGGTCAATAGCGTCCTTCTTTATAGGAGAACACTGCACCTTGAACTTCTTGCCTTCCTGTTCCACGTGGTTCAAAATACAGTTAACGCACATGGGATCAAGCTCGTAGTCTACGCCTGCTATCTCACGTGCGCGCCTTTCTTTAATATCTTGCAAAATACCACCTATTCTACTTTTCCGAGTATTTCTTCCCTGTACAACTGATCCGTGTAATACCTTATAAATCCAGTTTCCGGATTCTGGTAAAACCTCAATTTATGCCAGTCGCAATTCATGTAGAAGTCGTTGAAATACGACCCTGACTTTGGCGTGGATATGGCTATTAT